TGTGGTTTATTCTTTGGATGATAGAGGATTTCAAACGATAGAATAATCCTCAGTAGCTCAGTGGTAGAGCAGACGGCTGTTAACCGTCCGGTCGGTGGTTCGAATCCATCCTGAGGAGCCAAACATTATGAAAAAACTTTTAATTTCTCTACTTATTTTATCCGGAATTGGTTGTCAAGGTAATACTCAAGGAGGTATTGATGGTGACGGAGGTTTGTATACTAAAGAAGATTATCAGTTAGTATACAAATATAATGCATTTAAACTAGATGGTCCAATTATACGTTGGCCCACAAGTTGGATTTCTTTATCTAATCTTCCTTTGGATCATAAGGCACTAGATATATGGAAAGAACTTGGATTTGTTTTTACACAGGTAGGTTCTGAAATTGTTTATGATGGAGAATCTCAAGAAGATGCTCCCTATTGTGGTCGAGCAAATTGGAGATGGAAAAGTGATACTAACGGAAACTATTGGTTTAAATCCTGTAACATTGTACTCAATGCAAGAAAGCATACTGGATATCAATGTGGTAGTGTAGAAAATACTTTGAGACATGAAATTGGTCACTGCTTAGGAATATTAGGCCATACGAGTGATGGTACTTTAATGGATCCAACATCAAATAATTCTGATGAACTTCCGAATTACATTAAAAGAATGTTGGAAGTACTCTACAACACAAGAACAGATGTAAGAATAGAGGAAGATGGCAGTAAATCGTATAAGATAAACAAGAATGAAGAATATTCAGGAAATAACTATATAAATGATTGAGAAGTTAGGAAAGAGTGGATATATTTCGCTCAGAGAAAAACAAATTATTCTAAAAGAAACTAGAACAAATAAAAAAGTTGCTGTAAAATTAATTCAATTTGATGAGCAGTACGGATGGTTTGCTCTTAATGCTGAAGGTAAGAAGCGGTGGTATAATCAAAGATATTGGGAATTTGTTAAGGAGGTTGGAGTATAATGTTTTGTGAATTTGTTGATAGTATGGGTACAGATAAAACAGTAGTAGATGCTGCTCGTGTATCTTTTTCTAAGAGAACGCAGTGGCATAGAAATTTACCTGGACCAGGTATTTTTGAACTTTCTGATAAAGATAAAAGACTGATAAATTATTTGGCGAAGCATGAACATTGGTCACCGTTCGGCCATTGTTCACTTTCTTTTCATATTGGCGCACCAGTATTTGTTGCTCGTCAATTAGTCAAACACACAGTCGGACTTTGTTGGAATGAGGTCAGTCGTCGATATGTGGATGAGAAACCATCTTTCTATTATCCAGATGTGTGGCGTGGTCGTCCTGTGGATAAAAAACAAGGCAGTAGTGATGTAGAAGTTGAGTGGTTGGATCGTGAAACAAGAACAGGAAGGCCAGTTCAAGACTTGTGCTCTGATGCAATAGAGCTTTATGAGAGAATGATTGAGTCTGGAGTTGCTCCAGAACAGGCTAGAATGATTTTGCCACAGAATATGATGACCGAGTGGTACTGGTCCGGAAGTTTATATGCGTTTGCTCGTGTTTGTAATCTTCGATGTAAAGATGATGCACAAGAAGAAACACAAGAAATTGCTTGGATGATTGACGAAATTGCCAGAGAGAAATTTCCAGCTAGTTGGGCAGCATTAAGAACGTAAAAATGATAAATAAAGATACTAGTAAAGTTATTTGCTTAGGAAACGGGGAATCTCGGATAGGTTTAGACCTCCCGGATCTTCAGCAAAAAGTAGTAGTTTACGGTTGTAATGCTCTTTATAGAGATTTTACACCAGACTATTTGGTTTGTTGTGATATTGAAATGTCACATGAAATCTATAGGTCAGGCTACTGTCAAGATAATGTAGTATATTTTAGAGATTGGAGTAGATTGCCAGAAGAGGCATACGAACAACTAGTAACTCCATCTCATATATCCCAACAGGACATTGTTGATTTAGAGTCCTTTATTCATGAAAGTCCTCGGGTTGAAGGTTGGAATGAATTTGTAATGAGCGGTCAAGATTTGGATCGCTTGAGACAAATCCGAGAAGATTATTTAACCAGAGTCCGTGAAAACGGAGTGGACGTACATCCATCAAACATCGATATTGTTTTAGGAGATAAACGTGCAGGCCTATGGATTACATGGGTAGCACCAGAAGATAAAGTAAGAAAGACAGAATCATTACCCGGCAATTCGGACTATAGTTTTTGTTCAGGCGCTTTATGCAATCTCTTTGCATCTCTTGAAGAAACCACAAAAGAGTTATATCTTGTAGGTATGGATTTGTATTCCGAAACGGAGAACGTAAACAATGTGTATAAGGGAACAGACTGCTACATTAAAGAAGATGGTGGAATGATACCTCCAGAAAACTGGATTAAACAACACCAACTTGTATTTGAAAAGTTCCCACACATACAGTATTACAAAGTTAATCCAAAATCAATAAAAGACTTTGATAGGATTAATCGAGTAATCGAGGAATGGGAAGGCATTCCAAACCTCAACTACATTACACACGAAGAAATGTACGAGAGGATCAACACATAACCAAAGGAGGTTAACATGGCTGATGTAATAGCTAATGTAAAGGGCTGGATCAATAAGATTTCTGAAGTTGCAGTAAGTCTTATCGCTCTAGCAGTAGTACTTCAGGTACTTTTCGGATCAGATATGATCTTTCTACCCGTAGATGTCATCGGGAATATCACTGGCCTAGTGGCATCGCTAGGCAGCCAGGGACTAGTTGGTTTAGTCGCTCTTGGCGTCATTTATTGGATCTTTACAAAACGAGACTAATAAGTATGACTAAGGTATTGGGGGGAGTGGCCACTTCCCCCTTTACCATTCTTTATTGTGACTGCTAATCAAGAAATATTATTAGAATGTATAGCAGAAGCTAAGAAAAGAATTGAATATTATGAGATGTTGCATCGTGGATTATGGCAAGTTATCTTTCGACCTGATGCAACAGATGAAATAGAAAAAGAAAAAATTTATATTGAAGAACTTGAACAGATGTTGCACGAATTGAGATTGTCAGAATGAAAAATATTATTTCTATCACTGATATCATTGAGAATAAAGTTCGCAAAGAAAAGCAACTTGAAGAATATCATGCACAACTTGACGAACTGAAACGAAAAAAGTTTTGGTTGGAAAAAGAAATTCAAATGGCAGAGTTTATCATTTCTGCCGTCCGTAACGAAATTACTCCTCAAGCCTTTGTATCTGCTCTTATTGAAGCAGAGATTGGAAAAACAGATGATGAAGAACGTGAATAATGTCTATTACAGTTAATGAATGGTTTATGTGGCCAGAAAAACAAATTCCACTAAAGACTTGTAATAAAATTATTAAACTTGCTGAAGGTAATTGGGAAGAATCTAGTGTATCATTGAACACAGAAGTTACCGATGAAGAAAGAAAAACAGGCATTAAAGAAGTAATAGGAAAAGATAATAAAGTACGAATTAGTGATATTTACTGGTCAAACGAACAATGGCTTTATGATTTAATTTGGCCATACATGATGACAGCAAATCGAGATGCTGGATGGAACTATGAAATTACAGGAGCAGAATCTTGTCAAATTACACGATATGGTCCAGGAGGTTTCTATAATTTTCACGCAGACGGTAGATGTTGTCATTTAGCAAAATACTCAAATTCGGAAAATAAATGGTTTTATGGTAATGTAAGAAAAATAAGTATGTCTTTGGTATTAAATGATAAGTTTGAAGGTGGAGATTTTGAGTTTGCAAGCCAACATAAAGACAAAATTGAAATTACTTCGCATAAACTTAAACGAGGATCATTGATTTTCTTTCCATCACACATGACTCATCGAGTTGCAGAGGTAACAAAAGGAATTCGACATTCATTGGTGTGTTGGTTTCTTGGACCACCTTTTAAGTAAAACTCTTGACAGAAATAAAAATACCTGATATACTAAATAGTATTGATAGGCGCCGATACAGTCTATCAACTATACATTTAACATACGACAATACGAGGATATAAGATATGTCTTTTGCAGACCTAAAGAGCAAGTCAGGCTCATTTGAAAAACTACAAACCGAACTGAATAAGTTACAATCCACCACAGGCAGTTCATCATTTGAAGATACTCGTCTTTGGAAACCAGACCTTGACAAAACCGGTAACGGTTATGCAGTCATTCGATTTCTACCACAACCAGAAGGAGAGGATCTTCCTTGGGTTCGTGTTTGGAGTCATGCGTTTAATGGTCCCGGTGGTTGGTACATTGAGAACTCACTAACCACACTAGGTAAAAACGATCCGGTGTCTGAGTACAATACTGAACTCTGGAACAGCGGAACGGAATCCGATAAGGAAATTGCCCGAAAGCAAAAGCGAGTTCTAAAGTATTACTCCAACATTCTTGTTGTGAGTGATCCAAAGCACCCAGAGAATGATGGCACAGTCCGGTTGTTCCGTTTTGGTAAGAAAATCTTTGATAAGATTACCGAAGCCATGAATCCAGCATTTGATGACGAACAGCCTTTGAATCCATTTGATCTTTGGCAGGGTGCAAACTTCAAACTCAAAATTCGTAAGGTGGACGGATATTGGAACTATGATAAGTCTGAGTTTGATTCTCCTTCAGCGGTTTTTGATGGTGACGATGCTCGCCTTGAAAAACTTTATAATGAGAAGTTACATAGCCTACAAGAGTTTTTGGCACCAAGTAACTTCAAGACGTATGATGAACTGAAGGAAAAACTGAACAAGGTTCTTACAGGAACTTCTGTATCAGGAACTGTTGAGTCTTATGCATCTAAGTCACGACCACCAGTTGAGGAAACATTTTCTGTAGAGAATGTTGCTGAAAGTGTGTCAAATGACGATGATGATACTTTGGACTATTTTGCTAAACTAGCAGAAGCATAATAGTCATTTAGACAAAACCCCGCTTCGGCGGGGTTTTTTTATTTCATACCTAGAGTTTTTTCCGTCCAGACACTAAACTCCCATCCTTGTTTTTCACAAAAGTTCTTTGCCGCTTCCCATTTAGCAGTATTTCTTCCATATTCACGAACTTCATATAGATAACCTTTAGTTACTTTTTTACCTTTTGTTGGAGGTTTAGTTTGTTTCTCTGGTTTGACTTCAATTAGCCATATTCTATGTTCTGGGCCGTGTTTTACTTTTACCCAAAAGTCTGGATAATAACGATGAACTTTTCCGTCTAAAGGAGAGACATAAGGAATTGCTATTTCTTCACTAGCCCATTCCAACACGTTTACGTTATTATCAAAGTAACGCATACAGTGCCTTTCCCACATGGAACGATAGATGATATTCCGTGGATTCCCTTTATACTTGTCAGGTTCGTTAGGAACAAA